GGCGGCGAGGGACGCGGCCGAGACGGAGCTTTTCTCAACCGGCCTGCTGTTCGCGGGGGTGCGCTGATGCTTCCCCCGGTGCCGCCCTACCTGCTGCCCGACGACATGGAGGTGCGCGTCCCCGTGGAAGGGGAGCGCGGCGGATGCTTCGCCGAGCCCGTGGCAATCGGTCACGTGCGGTTCATCGACCAGGCGGAGGTTAGGCTCGGGGCCTACGTGTTCGAGGAGGGAAGCAAGGGGCTCGTGGTCGTGGATGCCCGCAACTCCGAGGGGGCATTCGCCGTGCCCGTCGGCTCGCTGCTCTCGATCAACGGCGAGCCCGAGGTGGCGGTGGTCAAGTCGGTGCCGTACCGCACCTACCGTGGCGCGGTGCACCACTGGGAATTGGAAGTGCGATGAGGGTGGAGGTGGACTTGTCGGGCATCGAGGGCTTCCTGTCGGGGAAGGGCCTCGAATCGGCCAGGGAGCTTTTCGCCGACCAGGTGAAGAACGCCATGGAGGAGTACGTGCCCCTGCGCACCGGGGCCCTGCGGGACAGCGCCGTTGCCTCGGGGGAGGAGATCGACTACACCGTGGACTACGCGCCCTACGTGTACGAGATGCCCGAGGGCGCCAACTGGACCACCGAGGGAACTTCCGGCCATTGGGACGAGCGCGTTGCGGCCGAGAAGGGGAACGAGCTGTGCGAATGGCTCGCCGAGATTATAGAGGGGGCCATGTGAACCAGACATTCGACCTCATAGACCGCGCCAGGGACTACCTGCGCTCCCACGGCATCCCGGATGCCACGGCAAAGCGCCTGGACTCGTTCACGGGCAAGGAGGGCGTCGTCATTCGGCTGCTCTCCGAGAAGACCGAGTTCGTGGACTACGCGGGGGAGGAGGAGCGGTCGGTGCTCTACCAGGTGGTGGTGCGCCGGCGCAGCGAGGCCGAGGCCGAGGACGTGTGCCGCCTGGCCGCCGAGATGCTTGACGGAGCCGAGCTTCCCAGCGAGAGCGGCGCCTACACCTTCATAGACCAGGAGGTGGCGAGCCATGCAAACGAGATCGAGCTGGACGAGAGCCTGTTCTACGCCTGGGAAGTGCGCATCCGGGCGAACATAACAATCCAGAGATAGGAGAGAGAATGAGCGATATCGGATTCGCGAAGAACTACACCAACCTGTACGAGATCAACATCACGCCCGACGGCCCCGAGAAGACCTGGGCGCGCGTTGCGGCCGGCATCAACAGCGCCGACTGGAACGGCAACGAGAAGACCGCCCAGGACGATTACTACGACGGCGACGGGCTGGGGAACACGGAGGTCGGCGGCGGCCAGATCATCGGCACCTTCAGCGGCCACCGCAAGTACGGCGACCCGGCGCAGGACTTCATCGCGTCCAAGATGCTGGACTACCAGGGCCGCCACACCGACTTCCGCTGGACATCCCCCGACGGCTCGGTGCTCGAAGGCGATGTGACGCTGGTCAACATCGACCCGCAGGGCGGCGACCCCACCAGCAAGTCCGACTTCGGCTTCGAGGTGCACTACAACGGCCTGCCCTCCTACACCCCAGGCGACGCCACCACCTTCCCCGAGACCGTGACGGCCGCCGCCGTCACCGTGGCCGTGGGCGCCTACGTCGATATGGAGCCGAAGGTGGCACCCGAGACCGCCTCCAACGCCGTCGTGTACGGCATCGAGGACGACGGAATCGCCACCGTGGACTCGGCAGGCCGCGTCAAGGGCGTGGCCGAGGGCACCACGAAGATCAACGTGAAGTCCGCCGCGAAGCCCACGGTGCAGGCCACGGTGGAGGTGACGGTCACGGCGGCCTAGGCTTTTGCGACACCCCTGGATAATCGGCGAGGGCCAGCACGGCCCTCGCTTCGTATTTTCTAGGAGGAACAAGGACATGGAGAGCATCAACCTCAAGAAGGCGGTGCGCCAGATCAGGCTGGACGACACCCCGGAATCGCCCGTATACACGCTCGACTTCACCAACGCCGGCATCTCGGGCAAGTCGGAGGCCATGCGCGACGCCCTTGGCAAGTTCGTGCAGCTTTCCCAGGGCGCGAA